CTTCGTACTGGTCACGAATAAAGAAGCGATCGTCCTTCCATGTCAGCACTCCTGTGAACACTTCTTTCTCCAAGTGCTCTAACCATTCAACGTACTGACCAAAGCGTGCCCAGCCTGAGCCACCCCAATGCTCTAATCCATCTTTTGATTTCAATGCTGGCAGGTAGTCTCCGCTAGCAAACCCAACCCTCACTTCTTCTCCACCATTTCTACAGTGAGGCTGGTGTGTTTTTCAGGGTTAGTACACGTTGGTGGCACCGAGGGCTTTACATACACAGTGAGCACTCTTCCACACTGTGGGCATTCGTAGTGACGCTTCTCGCTCATTGTTGTGCCACCTTCCATGGACGCCACTCAGCAAGGAATGCCTGAATGTCACGCTTATCCCAAATTGGTGTTGATGCCAAGTTTGCGATTGGTTGTGGGAACTTCTTCTGCTTACGCAGTGCATGGATGCGCTGTTTGGTTACTCCAAGAATTACAGCGATCTCGCTAGTGCCTGCTAAGTGTTCGGGTTGTAGTTGGTTTGTCATGTTTACATCCTACCTTGTTGTGTACGTTGTTGCTACAAACTCCAGTGACCAAGTCCTCCGTTGTCATACAGATACTTCGCTACGGATAGGTTGCAGTCCACATTGAATAATCCTTTTATTTCTGTCCCGCATATGTTCCTCGTGACGGTCTTCCATGAGGAATTGACCTGTACGAGTCCGAGGTCTTGTGAGCCGTTTTTGTTTAGAGTGCGGTTCCAAGCACGAGGATTGCATCTGCTCTCTCTATATGAAATGTACGAAAACGCAACTACTGGCAGGTCGTATTCACGGAACTTGTCTTCCCATTGCGGGCATCGCTTTGTTGGGTCTTTTGGTATTCCTTTAGGCACTACCACCTCTTCGGGTGCCAATTCCTTTGCATTTACTACCTCAAGTGCTACCGACTGCACTAGTGGGGTTAACTGAACTGTTGTTACTTCGGGCGTTGGTGATTGTGAGGAAATCCCAAGTACCAATGTCATTATTGAGTACAGGATTGTCCCCGCTACTACTAGCGTGCGATCTAACAATATTCTTCTCCTTGATAGGCGGATAAAGCAAAACGCCCACAGAAGTCTGTGAAGAAATCTATGGGCGTTACCCTTCTAGTTTACAGGTGTTAAGGCTGAATCAACCTGAACTTAAGCATCTCTAAATCAATCTCTTTGTCACCCATCTTGGGAATCTCTTCAATATTTATTTTATTAATCTCTGCTGACTCTGCTTCCGCACACTCATTACAGCGACAACCTTGTCTGTAACGCACCCATGTGCCGTGTTGGCGCATAATGCTCGCTTTAGGATGCTCTACGGTGAGCGCTGTTCGCTCTTGCGGTGTGAGACCGCCCCACATTCCCCACTTCTCGTCCACCCCATCGTCTAAACATTCTTTCCACACAGGGCATTGGCGACATACTGCTTTAGAAATTATGTAGTAATTATCTGGTACGTCAGTGTCTAGCGGTGGGTACCAGAGGTCAATCGCTCGGTCTTTGCAGAGGGCGTCAACACGCCAGTCCTCTGCGAACTGTGGCAATTAAAACTCTTCCGTTGGAACTTCATCGTGGATGCGCTTGTCACGAATCGGACGAATGGTGTTTTCAATAGCGGTGTATATCGCTGTACTCATGCGCTCTACTTGCTCGTTCATCTTTTCAATCTGTCCGAGAAGGGCAACGACTTCACCTGCCAAGCGCTTGTTGTCTATTGCCAACTGAAGGATGTTGTCCCAATTATCCAGCAAGATCTCTGCCATGGACAACTCAGCCTGAGCAGAGAACTCTTCCAATGTAGGTGTTGTTTCTTGCTTTACTATCTGTGGAATCATGCTGAGGGCATAAGACATGCGCTTGCGCTCACGCTCTAACTCCTGTTGCATCGTCCAATGGTTTGGCTCACTTGGATTAAAAATGTAACGGGGATCTTTTTTAGACATCCATTCATTGTAATAATCATTGTTGTTGTACATCATTGAAGACCCTCTTCCTGCACTTCGCAATCCCAACCACAGGCTCCATAGCCGATGGCGTCAGTCCAGTGGTCACGCTTTTCAGGAGTCCATGAGAGGCGAGCGATCTTAAGAAGCATCATCATGACAGCAACATCATGTGGTTTGATCTGCACTTCTTGACGGCGGTCAATGATGCGCCGAAGGTACGTGCTCCACAAGTCTCCTGTGGTGGCAAAGTCATCAATTGGATCGCCGTAGTCGGCGTCTCGGACACCATTTACTAGGTGATCGGCTTCCGCCAAGATGTTGGTACGGTTGGTGGGATTACTAGTCATGGTGCACCTCGCTGTTATGTTGCGGGAAGTATAGATGTGTGTGAGCGGTTTTGTCAATTATCTTCGGATAAATCCAAGATATCTGAATACATGGAATTGGTCGCATTTGGACCCATTCCGCCACCTTCTAGCATGCGATTGGATTCTCCAGCCTTGGCTCCAAACAATCTAGATAAAACTCCGCTGGATCCTCGTGCTTCCATCTCTAAACGGATGGTGTCACGGGTGTCTGAGATGTTCTTGAAGCGATCAATCAAATTGAACAAGCGATCCATCTCGTTGGACAATGCTGGGTCAAGACCTTGACCTTCTAGTTCTTCAGCGAAGCGAGCGAACATCACACGACCTACTTGCATCTCTAACAGGGCACGCATCGCCGCCTGTAATTGATCCTTTGTGCGTATCTCAATCGGCAAGTTAAATGCGCATTCTGTGTTTTCTTTAAATGAAGGACATCTACTGCTCAAATAGCAATTATTGCATTGGCGTAAAGGGTTCGCATTGTAACGAATTACGTTCACTTTTTCAGGGTCAATTTCTATTGATTCCCCTTGATTATCAACGGTTTGCGAGCCAAAGGAGGTGATCGTTTCCATGCCCATTACTGGTAGCAATACACGCTCATTCTCGTGCCGCTTGTTTGGTACGTTGATAGCAATAGATGACCCCCCTGAAACCGCTAAAGTGGGGGTATGTGGTTTAGGGTCAATAGCAATTATTGACCCATCTTCAGTACTGCTGATCTCTTGCTCGTCATCGTCATTCATAGGGTCATAGCCCCCAAAAGTATGGGTCTCCCACTGGCGCCATGAGGCGATAGCGAGGGTACCGATTGCGGATACGTTGTCATCCATTACAGCATCAAAGTCAATACCGAGTCGGATGATGTCCGCTCGGTGCTTCTTGCGTGAGGACTCTTTCTGTTGTGCTGGGTATCGGCGCAAGCCGTGACCGTCCCACACCTGTGTCTCGCCGTAACGGATGGCGCTTGTCCATGATCCCACGATTACGGTGTCCCATGGGATGCGCTCAATCAGGTCGGGCTTAGAGGTAATGCCGACTAACTTGGCGCTCCAGCGCTGTTGTATGGACGCTATGCGCCCCACATTGCGTCCTGTGACCGCCTTGTCGCTGATCGCAGCACGACCGTACTTCTGGCACAGCCATGTCAGGCGCTCCAGATCTTGCTCGTCATTCCATAGCGGGTAGTACTTATCACCCAGCCATGTCCCGTCATACTCAGGACGCCCAATTACAATATGTATATTATCTGCGTGATCCCGTACGAACTGGTCAAATCGGCTTGTGTCCTCATCGTTCTCGGATGTGTACACAATGACCTCGCCACCTCCGAAGAGCACGCTGAGGTCTAGTTCTTTCTTCTTGGGGATCGGAAAGTGGGTCAGGTTGATGGCATGACGCTCTACCCCAGCGTCAATGAGCATCTTCCGATACGTCCCCTTTTCCGCTCCGCCAAAGAAGACTTTCATTCGTTTGAAGGAAGTTCTTCCCAGCCAGCCTTACGCCATACTGACGGGCTGTGGTTCTGCTCTACGAGCATCGCTTCAAGATCATCTACATAAAGACGCAAGATGTGAATGCACGGGTCGTCGCCCTCGTCCCATGCGCTGTCTTCGTCCTCGGTGGATGGTAACCCGTCATGTGTTGAACACACTGGAGGACCGACCCACTTATTCTCTAATCCCATTTTAAGCCATGCGTCAAAATCCATTTTAGACATCGCCCCAATTCCTTTCTGCTCTTGCAAGAGCCTGCTTATCAGTTTCTTCTACAATCTCGCCCCACTCTTTCTTAAAGCGGGACTCAGACCATTCGGGTCTAACGGTGTGTGGCACCGTCATTAGCAGTGTAGGGATTCCGTTATGGGCTACACGGGCTATGACATTCGGGTCAACGTCAATGTACCAGTTGATGCGTCCATAAACAGCATGCAAGTTCTTAATTCTTTCAACCTTGGCTTGAACAGTGTTTTCAGTAATAAAATCAACTGTTGAGGCTTTAAAGTTTTCACGCTTCAACCAACTAAGACAACCCTCTTGGTTTTCTACGCCGTGAGCAAACACCACCATTCGTCCGCTGTATGCAGGGAACAATGTGTTCCATAGTTTCCGACCCTCAGGTGTTGGTTGCCTTGCTCCGACATCATCACTTACTGGGCTAGGTACCGAAAGGACATCTAGCGACAGGATAATCATCAGTCGTAGAGACCCAACTCAATTCGTTGACGGTGCGTGTAGTACTCGGCGGCTGGGCAGTACATGCAGAGGTACTGGCGCTTATCTTTAGGGACACCGACCTTGCGACCGATTGTCTTGTCGTCTGCACACCAGTCAAGACAACCTTGCTTAGGACGGTTGTGTCGGTTAAAGCACTTGAGTGCATCTACCTTCAACTCATCACGGGTGTCTTTGATGTAGACATCATGCTTTGCTAGTTCGCTCTTAATGGCTGTTTCCGAATCCAGTTTCTTAGCGGTCTCAGCGTCCGTGCGGTAAATCAGTGCTCGGTAGTTGTCAGGATCAGGGACACGGGCGTTGTGGCGCTCAATGACCTCTCGGAGTTCCATGTCATACTCAGCAGGACCACTGTAGGGCTTCATCTTGTACATTGTGGCGTCAGTCTTTTTGCCATCAACCAATTTCCAGCAGACGAGTAGACGGTGTTCTTCTTCAATAGACATGTTGTGCTCCTAACTTCGGTCTAGCCGAAGCCTACTACAAATTAATATGAGTTAGCGTTGTCGCCACGTCCAACAGTTCCGTATGTCATGTATTTAGCCTGATCCATGTCATTAACACGGCGTGCGGTGCTATTACCATACAAAATCTCTGCGGGGTCATGTCCTCGGTAACTCATGTCCTCGGCGTCTTCCATGTCTGCGGAGCCTAAGCGATCCCTAGAGGTGCTGTCTTCTGGCTCCCAGTTCTTACCTGCAACATTTCCTAAGTTATGCCAGTCATCGTTAGTATTACGAGGGTCAGTTGCCGTTTCTCGGCGCATACGGTTTACTTTGTTGAGATGTGGCTCGCCCACTGGATTCATGCGATGGTCATGTGCCATGGTTATGCCCAATCCCCATCACCAAAGTATTGGCGCCGTGAGAAACGAGCACCAACTTCACGAGCGGTATCTCGTGACAGCGAAGACTGAGGTAGATTAGTCCGATTAGCAAAGTTACGATCTTCACGGTAGTTAGAAATACGAGCATCTACGGCTTCTGCAATTGCAGGTGTTAGATCTGGCTCTATAACACTGTTACCACTAATAGGAGAAGCAGCAGTGCCTCGCATGTCAGCCCACTGATTAACATGCCTATGCTCATCTACAAGTTGGTTAGTGATCATGCCCCTAAGACGAGGGAGGTCTGACCGTCCACTAACACGGTTTACCTTATTGAGGTGTGGCTCACCTACTGGGTTCATTCTATGGTCGTGTGCCATGGTCAATCCTTACTGATGTAGGTGTGCTTCGGGGGCGTTAGCCAAAGGGGTACGCTCTACTATTCCATACTGTGATTGGAGTTCCATCGCACGCACTGAGGCGTCAGTTGG